TTATCCTCTTTCTTTCCTGTAACGGATAGAGTGCCTTTCACAATCTCAACTTGAATTTCATCCTGTGAAAATCCTGCTACAGCCAACTCGACAAGATACTTATTCTTATCTGTTGCATGTTTTAGAATATTGTGTGGAGGAAAGATCGGTTTCTCTGTTGATACTCTTTCAAGAGCATCGAAGATTCGGTCGAAACCTACAGTTGAAGGGAAATAAGGTGTGAAGTTAGTAAGTGTCATTGCTTTCTCCTTTATTAAGCGAGTTAATATTTTTCGATCCGTTAGGCATCGAAGGCAGATTTACAGGATGCCAGCCTGATCCCATCCCGAGGATATCTCTATTTATGCATCGGTTTGAATGCAGCCTCATTGACCCAGTATTTTCTACCAGGATCACTTTCTTTAAACACCAAAATGAAAGTCATTTCACCTTCAATTCTCTTTAGAGCCTTTTTATCGGTGAACACTTCTTCATTCGTGTAGATGTTTTTCAATTTTAAAAAAGGTTGTCTCACATGATTCATTTTAATTCTGACTTTTCTTTCCGATATTATATTTACTTACAAGTTCCCAATCATCTTTTTCTTTGTAAGAAATAATTTTAATTTGATGAATTGGTGCTATGTTTCCTTCCATGATTGCTGGATTCACTATCTTTACCAAATCCCATTCTTCTAGCAATTTGGCTATAGCATTTCTTCTTTCAATATCATTGTCAGTTATATTAGCAGGTTTTCCATCTAATGCAAACAATTCTTTAAAGTGAACAATATAATATTGCCCTTTCTTGTGAAGAATATGACAAGACTGATAGAGGATTTTTTCTTTTCTAGATGATACTCCTATTCGAGTCAATGTTTCTTTGACCTTCAAGAAATCATCTTGTTGTTTTAATTGTACCTCTATAAAAGTTGCTAAATCTACCATATTATTTCTCCATTCCGCCAGGATTTATTTTTTCTTTTAATTGTTGGAGTTGTTCTTCACTAAGCAGACGGAGGGCTTCATGTGCTTTTGCTGTGGAAAGACCATAATAAGTCTTAATACATGCTATGTCTTCACTTTTTTCAGCCTTAACCCACTTATTGAAAGGTCGTTTTCTTGACCTTATGGTATTTAGTAAAAAATCATTCTGTAGTTTTTTATCAACAAACGATCTACGATTCATTTCATTGGCGAATAGAACACAATCTTGATGATAAGAGAGTGCCTTATTAGTTAGAAATGGCTCATAGGATTTTTCAGACAAATCATCTACGATAAGTTGTTTTTTCCCCTGTAGAATTTGATTTACGAAATCAAACGGATTCATTTGAACTCCACACTCACCATCAATTCAGTGAGACAAGCTACAAGATTAATTTCTGCATCAGCAACAAATGCTTGCTTGTATTGATAATCAGCAAGGATGATTACCGCTTGAGGAATACTTTGTGGCTGCAAAATCTCATAGAGATTATCATAAATCTTTCGAAATAATGTAGCCGAATCTACATCATTCATTGCAACCCATTTCCTCAAGGCACCAAAATCTTTCTCTTTCAGATGTTTAATGACTTCTTGAATTGATACATCACCAATTTGTGCAAGAATACCTGTATCAATCTTACCAAATTTAGAGAATCGTTGAAGTTCATTGATCGTTCTACGAAAATCTGGAAAGTGTTTCTTGACAACTTCAGCAATGACTTTACTATCAAACTCAACATTCTCTTGAGTCAAGATATTGGTAATTCGTTTGAAAAACAAGCCAGCCATTTGGACTTTCTCTTCATTACGAAGAGTGAAATCCACAACAGAACATCTCGAATGAAGTGGATCGATAATCCGATTCTTGAAGTTACAAGTAAAAATGAAAGAGCAGTTCTCGGCAAACTCTTCCATAGCATTGCGAAGTGCTGGCTGTGTCGAATTAGGATTTAGATAATCAGCCTCATCGATAATGATAACTTTTCGACCACCAGTAAAAGAAATGGTCGAAGCAAAGTTTTTAATCTTAGTTCGAAATACATCGATACCAGATTCATCAGAACCATTGATGATGATGTAATCAGCACTGATTTCATTACACATTGCCTTAGCAATGGTAGTTTTACCTACACCTGCTCCACCACTCAAAAGTAGATGTGGAATTATACCACTCTTAACATATTCCTCGAAAGGCTTTTTCAGCCTTTCGGGAAGAATACACTCATCAACGGTTTGAGGACGATACCTCTCTGTCCAAAGAATATGTTCCATAGTTCCTCATAATATAAAAAATCACAAATTTATTCGTTTGTTGAACCGATTTCAGTGGCTACCCAATACTGAATCGATTTTTCGGTATGCTTGAAGCTTGCGATACCACGAAAAGAAATTGATACGTTATATGACCCTGGGATCATACGAAGATTTTCCGTCTTGAAAAGCATATTATATTTTTTGCCATCTCCGTCAGCAACTTCCAATTCGCTTGAATGTGCAGATGAATTTTTACTATCCAATTGTGCAACACAAATCTTTGTTCCGTCAGACCTAACAGCAATGTGTGGTGATCCAAGAACAGCAGCAGATTTCAAAATCTGATCAAGATCGGATGTAGTCAGCAAGAAAGAAACATCAACTGATGGCATAGCAATAGTCTTTTCTGGTGCATTTTTGATCATCTCGATGGCACAAAGTCTATAGCTTGTGCGTTTTCGACCACTCTTTAGATTTGCTGCTTTGTTGTTTTCATCAAGTTCAATCTCGGTATTTTCATCATGCAAAGAAAGAACGGAAAGAAAACGATTCAAATCATAGATAGCAAAGTTCGAAGGAATAGTTTCGCTAATCTTAGTCTCAGCCATAATCTGTTTTTGAGTATCACAGGTTCTCAAAATATTACCAGACCTAAAAACAATACCATCATTGATCGATGCAAAGTTTTTCAAAACAGAAAGTGTTTCTTTAGAAAGTTTCATAATGTATCCTCACGTTTATCAACAGAATAAAGTATATCATGTTCGTACAGAAACATCAAGCAACACATAGCATGTGCTAGATGATGTTTATTGGATTCAGGATCATTTTGCTCTCCTTCTTTCCATGCCCACAAGTGTCGTTGTAGTGCATCAAAGTATCTGCGTTTAGAATCTGGAACTTTTTTCCAGTTGTCTCGCTCATATTTCTGAGCACCAAATGTCAAAACATCAACCGTAGCTTTTAATGCAAGGGGTGGAAGAAGACCATATTCAAGTTTATTACCATCAAATTTTCTTCCACCTTCCGTTGCAACTTGTGATTGAGCAACTTCATCTAGCAAAATAGATGGTTCAAACATTTCATATTGATCATCTTTCATCACAATCTCCCGGTAAGTTCAGCAATTTTTGCCATATTACCAGTGAATGGATATGTTCCAATATGTTGAGTTTTCATCCATGGGCATAGATAGATTTCCCCACCAATCTTTCTCCACAATTGACAAAACATGTAATCTTCAGAAAGATATCTATCGGTACCACCACCAGTAGCACTATCAGCAGTATCGATGATTGTATCAAAATATGCATGAATGTATCTAGAACCATCGAAATTTGCTTGTCCAACATGATCTGGTTTATATCGCAGTTGTGGATAAGCTTCTTCCATTTTCTCAAAAACTTCACGTTTGATCAACATAAAGCCAGTACCAATCTCTAGTACTTCTAGAGGCTCGGTAACAGAAAATTGTTTAGTTCCTTTAACAACATTGAAAACATAGTCACCAACCAATGATTCTAATTCGCCAGCATCCAGATCAGGATGTTTTCTGGCTGCCTCTGCAATATTGCTCCAATTAATCGCTTTTTTCGGATATGGACCACCGATAACATCTTTGTCCAAAGCCAGTAGAGCAATTACATCTTGCGTATTGAAGTGGATATCGGAATCAATAAAAAGAAGGTGTGTACATTCTGATCGAAGAAATTCATCAGCTAGATAATTTCTAGCCCGTGTAATCAGAGATTCATTGAACAAAAACGAAAATTTTACTTCTACACCATACTTTATCAAAAGACCTTGCAAATCAAGGCATGATTTGATATACATGCCATGTGCCATTCCACCATACATCGGTGTGGCAACAAACAACTTTT